AATTGATAATGCTATTAAAGACACTATCAATGAGATTAAAGCCGAAGAATCTAAAATTGCAGATCGAGAAAATGCAATTAATAGTGCTGCCCCCGAAGTTTCTGTGGCTACTTAAATAAACGCCACATCGCTGAAATCGTATATTTCTGTAAGGATCTCTTGCACTCTACTAAAATCTCATATATAAAATAATTACTATACAATTAATAATAACTATTAAATGTAGACGCGTATAGTCGACATGCCCCTGGGGACTACATTTAAGATATTCTAGGAGGAATATTATGGCAAACACATCGTTTAATGGTCCGGTTAGATCCGAAAAAGGATTTCAACAGATCAATAAAGCAGCTAGTACAGGAGTTATAACATCAAGGTTTTTAGGAACGAAACCTGATTTAACTAGTTTAACTGCAACTGTAGTAGCAACATCAGCAACATTAACTTATGCGGCTAATGTAATTACGGTCAACAACTACACAGGAGCAGCTGCACAAGCGGTAACATTACCGGCAGCAACAGTAGGAACTTATGTAGTTCATGCTCAATCAGATGATACAACTGGTGGAGTACTTACTTTGACTTTTACATGTGCAGGAAGTGATGTTTTTAGAACTGGATCAAAAGTGGAAAGTAGAGCCACTGGAACAGTTCAAACTATAGATACATCGATAGCAGATGAAACGGTATTAACGTACACACCTGCGAATGCAGCAACCAATAGTTTAACTCATGGTTGTTATCTGTATTTTACTTGTTTTGAAAAAGGCATTTGGAATTTTGCTCATGACTTGTCAACAAGCAATACTGCAGATACAGGCGCAGCTGCTTGGAGTTAATAAATAAATAATTAAGTGCTCCTTCGGGAGCACTTTATTAAGGAGAAAAAATGGGAACATATATAAGTAACGTAAAAACTACTCGAGGAACAACTTCTTTTACAGTTTTTGCTGGACCTTGTAGAATTTTAGGAATTTGGTACGTAAGTGATGGAACCGCTGGCAGTATTACAATTAAAGATGGCGGTGGATCTGGAACTTCACTTGCTGTTTTTGATATTGGAATTGGCGGAACAAGTGCGGGAGAACCATTATCGGGTAATATTATAATTCCAGGAAATGGTCTTTATTGTGCAACAAGTGGATATGCAACTTTAAGTGGCGTAGATAAAGTTACCGTATTTTATGGATAGGAGTTTAGATGGCAAATACAACATCGGGCTCTTATACATTTGAAAAGAATTTTGCAATTGACGATATCATTGCAGAAGCGTACGAGCGTATTGGTCTAGTAGGAACTGCTGGACATCAAATACATAGCGCTCGAAGATCTTTAAATATTTTATTTCAAGAATGGGGAAATAGAGGAATTCATTTTTGGGAAGTAGGTGATACTAATATTGACTTAATTGAAGGTCAAGCTGAATATACTTTTTATAGATCAACAGGTGATGGAACATCTTCTGTTACAGTAGGTGGAACTTCCGGTGCTTCTACTTATGGATTATCAGATATTTTATCTGCTCAATATAGAACAGATAGAACCTCTACAGATCAAACAGATTTACCAATGACAAAAGTTGCAAGATCAACCTATGCAGCTTTCTCTAATAAATTAACTAAAGGAACTCCAAGTCAATTCTGGGTTCAAAGATTCGTGGACAAAGTTACGGTAACCATTTACCCAACACCTAATTCTACAGCTGCATCTAAAGATATGCACATTTATTTTGTTAAAAGAATTCAAGACGCAGGAGCTTATACTAATGCAACTGATGCTCCTTATAGATTTGTTCCTTCTATGACGGCAGGTCTAGCATTTTATTTATCACAAAAATATGCACCACAAAGATCTCAAGAATTAAAACTATATTATGAAGATGAATTAGCAAGAGCACTAGCGGAGGATGGATCAGCGGCGAGTACGTATATTACACCGAAAACTTATTATCCAAATATATAATGACATTATTAACTAAAGGAATGGGAGTTGTTAAAAAAATAATGGCTAAGACTAAGGCTGGAAGAAAAGATCAAGTATTAGATACTATAAGAAAAAGCAGAAATAAAAGGCTTCCAAAAAAACTTAGAAATAAAAAAGTAAAAATAGAAGGCAAAGAATATAAGAGTGATCAACATGTTATGGATCCAGATACTCATGCTAATGTTTCTTCCGCACCAGATAAGGAAGTGAAAGCATGGTTAAAACATAAAGGGTTTAAAGAATAATGGGACAATTTTCAAAAGGTAGATATGCATTAATGATTTCAGATAGATCAGGTGCAGCATTTCCATATAGAGAAATGGTTCAAGAATGGACTGGTGCCTGGGTACATAGATCTGAATATGAACCTAAACAACCTCAAGTTTCACCAAGACCACATGGTTCCGACCCACAAGCTTTACAACATGCAAAACCTGCAAGAACAGAGTTTGCAGTAACTGATTTATTAGAAAATGATCCTTTAGAAACATATCAAGTAGGTTCTGCAATTATAAATGTTAATTTACCAGGTCACGGTTATACTACTGGAAATACAAAAAGATTTAGAGGTCCTTTAGGAGCTGGTGGAACATATGGTAATCCAGAAGAAGTTGGTGGTATTACAGGAGCAACGATTGCAAAAGCTGCAGGATATACTATAACTGTAGGTAAATACGTCAGCGGTGCAACTGATACAGATGGACCAAATGGTACGGGAATTTATGGAACAGATTGGTTTTATTTTAGCGCTGATACAAACGCGACAAGTGTCGCAACAGGAGGAGGTTACCCGATGTCCGTTGGACCGGTAACTATACAAAAATAATGGCTGGATACACTTTATCAAACTTACAAACAGATATTAGAAACTATACTGAAGTAGACAGTACTGTTTTTACTGCTGCTGTGTTAAATAGATTTATAGAAAATGCAGAATATAGAATTTTTTATGATATTCCTATGGATTCAGATAGAGTTGAATATGAAGGAACACTAGCTGCAGATGTGCAAACTGTTAGAGTTCCTGCAGGTATGGTTTTTGTAAGAGGTATTGAACTTTTTAATTCTACTTCTTCTAGAACAGGTAGAACATATTGGCTTCAAAAAAGAGACAGAACTTTTATAAGTGAGTATGTTGGAGAATTAACTGGTCCTGAAGGTGGATCTACAGGGCAAGATACTACAGGATTACCTAAATATTATGCTATGTTTGGAGGAGCGACTGGAACTGGCTCAACTACATCAGGAAATATTATAATGGCTCCTACACCTGACGCTAATTATTTAATAAATATTCATGGAAATATAGTACCAACAGGATTAGAAACAGACACTGCGGGCACATATATTAGTAAATATTTTCCTCAAGGTCTACTATATGCCACCCTGGTGGAAGCTTATGCATTTTTAAAAGGTCCAACGGATATGTTGACACTATATGAAAATAAGTATAAAATTGAACTACAAAAATTTGCAAGTGTGCAAATTGGGAGACGAAGAAGAGACGACTATACGGATGGTACTGTTCGTATACCAATCGAATCGCCGCCTCAATAAGGGAGATAATTATGGCAATAACATCGGCAATTTGTAATAGCTTTAAACAAGAAATCCTAGAAGCAGAACATAATTTTACAGCTTCTACTGGAAACACTTTTAATTTAGCTTTATACACTAGCTCTGCAACTTTAGGAGCATCAACGACTGCTTACACAAGTACTGAAGAAATAACAAATACTTCAGGAACTGCTTATACTGCAAAAGGAGCAGCTCTAACAAGTGTTACACCAACATTAGATTCATCAACTGCCGTTTGTGATTTTTCTGATGTCTCTTGGACATCAGCTTCATTCACAGCAAGAGGATGTTTAATTTTTAATGATTCACATGCTACAGATGCTTCAGTTTGTGCGATAGATTTCGGTGGAGATAAAACAGCCACTAGTGGAACTTTTACAATTCAATTTCCAGCAGCGGCAGCAACTACAGCAATTATCAGAATAGCATAGGAGTAAAACATGGCTGACGTTACAGTTTCGGTAACGGGTCTTCAGGCCATTGTTAACCCAACGGAGTGGAATGCCTCTCGTATGGGATGGGGCCAAGGTACATATAACATTGGTGGCTATGTTGATGAAAATATTTTACAAGGTTGGGGTCACCCGGCATGGGGCCAAGCTGATTGGGGTGATGCTGATTACTACGATACAGGTTGGGGTCGTGATACATGGGGATCTCAAGTTTGGGGTGGTACATATAATGTTACCGTTCTTCCAACGGGGCTAAGTGCAACTTCTGCAAATGGTTCGTTATCAGCTATTACATCTGTTTCACTTTCTTTAACAGGTTTAGGTGCTACTTCTTCTTTAGGAACACCAACTATTGATGTTTCGGTTAGTTTATCTTTAACAGGTCAAGGCGCAACTGCTTCTGTAGGTGCTATCACACCAGCAAATCAAGTGATGGGCTTAACAGGTCAAAGTGCAACTTCTTCTGTAGGTGCAATTACACCAGTAGATCAAGTAATGGGATTAACAGGTTTAGAAGCTACCTCTTCAACTGGAGAAGTAGTAATACCAAACGTAGGTGTTCCATTAACAGGCCAAGGTGCAACTTCTTCTGTTGGAGAATTTGTTATTGAATCAGGAGTAGTAGTTGCTCCATCAGGAGTAAATGCTACTTCTTCTTTAGGTACAGTTGTTGTTCCAAATGAAGATGTAAGTTTAACAGGTTTAGGGGCTACAGCATCAGTTGGAGAGCTTTCTCCAGCTACTGTAACAGGAATAACAGGTGTATCTGCAAGCACTGGTGTAGGTAGTGTTATATGTGAATCTAAATACCCTATCACTGGAGTAGGAGCAACTTCTTCTGTAGGTGCAATTACACCAGCAGATCAAGTTATGGGATTAACAGGACAATCTGCAACAACTACTTTAGGTCAAATTGGTGGTCCAATAGCCTGGGAAAAATATACTCCTACACAAGATGGAAGTTGGAGTAAAAAAACAGCTACACAAGGCGGTAGCTGGAGTAAAAAAACAGCTACACAAGGCGGTAGCTGGAGTAAAAAAACGGCTACACAAGGCGGAAGTTGGAGTAAAAAAACAGCTACACAAGGTGGTAGTTGGAGTAAAGTTACACCACCATAATAATATATAATGTTGACATTATGTATAAAACAAAATAAAAATGAAGAATTAAGCAGGAGATAAATTATGGCTTCAACGTACACACCTTTAGGTGTTGAAAAAATGGCTACTGGTGAAAACGCCGGTACATGGGGAACAAAAACTAATACAAACTTAGAAATTATAGAACAAATTGCAGGTGGTTATACTACACAAGCTATAACATCAACTCCTACTACTTTATCTGTTTCAGACGGATCAACTGGTGCAACTCTTGCACACAGAACTATAGAATTTACAGGAACAATTGCGGAAGCTACTACGGTAACAATTCCTCTAGATGTTCAAGATTGGTATATAATTAAAAATAACTCATCAGGTGCATACACAGTCACATTTAAATATGTTTCAGGTTCAGGATCCACGGTACAATGGTCTGCTACAGATAAAGGAACTAAAATTATTTATGCCACTGCTAATGATGGCACTAATCCTGATATGGTGGATGTATTAGCTACATCTTCAGAGATAACTTTAGTTAATAATAATGCTCTTGTATTCAATGACGCTGATAACTCAGCAGCTGTTACTGTAGATGTCCCTACAACAGTTAGTGGTTCTTATACTCTTACTTTACCCGCAGCAGTGGGAGCAGCAGCAGATTATGCTTTAACTACTTCAGATGGGTCTGGAAATACTCAGTGGACAGCAACCTCAACTTTTGGTATATCAACAGGGAAAGCTATTGCAATGGCAATGATTTTCGGATAAAAAACAAAAGGAATTAAATTATGGCAAATCCAAATATAGTATCAGTTACAAGTATTTATGGTGGTAATTATGGTTGGGCTTTAACCAACACTTTAACAACAACTTTATTAACAGTTGATGCAGAAAAACTATTAAAAATTAATAGAATAGTATGTTCAAATGTTGATGGAACAAATGCAGCAGATTTAAATTTATATGTTGACGGTATGGGTACAGCAGCTGCAAATGGTCTAACACCAACAGGTGCATCAGCCACAACATATTTAGCAAAAACAATTTCAGTGCCCGCAGATGCATCTTTAGTAGTATCTGACACTCCCATTTATTTAATGGAAGGTGATATTCTCAAAGGTGGAGCGAGTGCTGCATCTGATTTAGAACTATTCATATCATATGAAGTCTTAGACGACGCTTAGGAGGTTTAAATTATGGCTGGCAATGGCGGAATAATCGGACCCCCTAATACTGTAACTAACGGCTGTGCAGCGTGTGGCAGTGCACCAGGTGTTTGGCAAATGAACACCGTATATTCTTATGTAAAAAATTCAGATTGGGTTTATAATTTCGCAACTCAAGATTACATGGTAGTCGCTGGTGGTGGGTCTGGTGGTGCAGCACAATATAATGGAGCAGGTGGTGGTGGAGCTGGAGGTTATCGTGCATCAGGGTATGGACCAAGTCCATTACAAGGATGCTCTATATCTACAAAATGGGGAACTTATCCAATTACAGTTGGAGCTGGAGGCGCTGCGGCAGGAGGAAATCCTGGTTCAGGAACTCATAATAATGGTAATGCAGGAACTAATTCAATTTTTTCAACTATCACATCAGCAGGTGGTGGTTATGGTAGTGCAGGAAACCCAGCTGGTGTTGGTGGACCTGGAGGTTCAGGTGGCGGAGCTGGTGGAGGTGCAAGAAGCACAGCTGGAGGTTCAGGTAATACGCCCCCTACAGCTCCACCTCAAGGTTTTGATGGTGGAACTTCTCCTACACCTGGCCCAACTTATGATAACGCCGCTGGAGGAGGTGGTGGAGCTACTGCTGTTGGAGAAAAAGGATCAAACGGAGATAATAATTCAGGAGCAGGAGGTGCTGGAGCTCCAAATACAATTACAGGCTCTGACGTAACATACGCAGGTGGTGGTGGAGGTTCAGACATACCTACAGGATCTGCTGGAGCTGGTGGAGCTGGCGGCGGTGGAGCTGGAGGTTGTTGCTCAGCAACAAATGGTACAAATAACACTGGAGGAGGTGGAGGTGGATCAGGTCCTGCTGGTAGTCCAGGTCCTGCTGGAGCAAGTGGAGCAGGTGGATCAGGAATTGTAGTTGTAAAAACAACTACTCCTTTCACAACATGTAGTGCATGTGCCCCTGTAGCATATGACGGAACAAATTATATAGGAACATTTAAAGCATCAACAAACATAAATTTAGGTACAACCAATCCATTTATAGCATTCGATTATCTAGTAGTTGGTGCTGGTGGAGCTGGTGGTAGACATAAAGGTGGTGGAGGTGGAGCTGGTGGATTCAGAACATCTTTTCCAGGTGGAACAAAATTATATTTAAGTCCGGGATCTAATACGGTTCAGGTAGGAGCCGGTGGAACGGCAACTCCAGCTCCTTCAGGAGGACCAGTTGCATGTGCAAGTGGAGAGCCTTCATATGTAGGAATGATTACATCAACTGGTGGTGGTGGAGGCGGAACACCTGGACCAACTGATTCTCCTACAGCAGGAGCAGGAGCAGGTCATCCAGGAGGATCAGGTGGTGGTGTTTCAGATATGAGAACGGATGCATCTTACAAAGGAGCAGGTAATACTCCTCCTGTAAGTCCTCCACAAGGAAATCCAGGAGGACTGGGAGTTGACTTTCCACCATCAGGTGGTGGTGGAGGTGGTGGAGCTTCATGTGCAGGAGCAAATGCAACTACACCAGGAAGTGGACCAAGTCCGTCTAATGCTGGTGGTGCTGGTGGAGCAGGAACAGCAAACTCAATATCAGGAGCTTCAGTCACTTACGCAGGTGGTGGTGGAGGTGGGCTTGAACCAGGTGGATCTGGTGCAGGTTCTGGTGGAGCTGGCGGTGGTGGAGCCGGTAATTCAAGTGGTGGAGCAGGTACAGCAGGATCAGTTAATACTGGTGGTGGTGGAGGAGGTGGTGGAACACCTAACTCAGGTGGAGGTAATGGAGGTTCAGGAATTGTTATTCTTAGAATTGCAGCAGCTTGTGCGCCAGCATGTTTAGCAGCCGCTCCGGGAACTAATACAATAACAACTTTGCCGGCACCCGCAGGTGGTTGTAAAGTAGCTACATTTACGGTAGACGGAACTATAACATTATAGTATAGTAAAAAGTCCTAATGAAAGAAATAGACAGTCTTTTTCCTGTTCCTCTATATAAAACTTCTTTAAATGTAGATTTAAAATCTATTAAAAAACACATTTCTAAAATAGCTAAACAATATAAATTAAATAGAAACGAAATTTTAAATGTAGACACATCACATAATGTCTATGATTTAGTTAAAGATGATTTTTTTAAACCTTTATTGAATGAGTTTTTGAATCATTCTAAAGTATTTCTTAAAGAATTAGGGTATGATCAAGCCTTTCTTAATCAATGTTTTGTCGAAAGTTCTTGGTTTAATTTAAGTTTTAAGAATGATAATCTAGCTAAACATATCCATCCTGGGTCCTTTGTCTCAGGAGCTTTTTATGTAGAATCTGACCCATTAGACCATATATACTTTTATAGAGAAGATGATATGACCTTACCTCCCTCTAATCCTACCTATCTTTCCAATAGGTACATACAATATCCTTGCAAAAAAAGTCAATTATTGATATTTAAAAGCAATTTAAATCATAATACAGGAACCAAGAAAAAAGGTAAAAAAACTGTAATATCATTTAATATAGGCAAGTTGACAATAAGTTAAAATTTTAATATAAAATAACTTTTAAGGAGTATAAATATGGCACATTTCGCAGAACTAAAATCAATGACAGATCCTACTGGATTTACGTCAGATTCACATCAAGTAGTACAAAAAGTTGTCGTTGTAGGCAATGATGTTTCTACAGCAGCAGGTCCTTTAGGAGATAATGACATGCATGTTGATGGAGAAACATGGTGCGTTAATTTTTTTAAAGGTGGAACTTGGAAACAAACTTCTTACAATCATAATTTTAGAAAACAATATTGCGGTAAAGGTTATGTATATGACGCTGCAAAAGATAAATTTTTAAGTCCTCAACCTTTTGCATCTTGGTCTTTAGATGGTAATGATGATTGGCAAGCACCAGTCACATATCCAACTGATACTACAGATAAAAATATAACGTGGGACGAAGACAATCTAAGATGGACTGCAACGGATAATTCAGATCCAGTCAATAATTTCAATTGGGATGCATCAACATTAGCTTGGGTATCCGCATAAGGAGACTCAAATGGCACAGCCAGTAGGATCAACAAACGGCGGCATAATCGGAGCAAGTAATAAAACTTCTTTCGGTAAAGATACTGTTACATCAATCACAGCTACAGGTTGTTTTACAACACAATCAGGAACTAGAGTTATTGATTATTCAATAGTCGCTGGTGGCGGGGGTGGTGGCGGACGATATTATTCAGGTGGCGGCGGAGCAGGCGGAATGCAGTCGGGCACTAATCTTTCAGTTTGTGGATCAACAGCCTATCCTGTCACAGTAGGTGGAGGAGGAGCTAAAGGTGGAGCAACTTGCGAAGGTACTCCAGGTGCACAAGGCACTACTGGAACTAATTCAACTGGATTTTGTGTTACATCTTGTGGAGGTGGTGGTGGAGCAAGTGATGGAGCTAGTCCAGGTATTGCTGACGGAAAACCAGGTGGGTCTGGCGGAGGTGGAACTTCTAATAGTGGGTGTGGTGGAACAGGTGTGGCCTGTCAAGGAAATGACGGAGGCGATCAATCACAACCAGCAACAAATGACGCAGCAGGCGCAGGCGGTGGAGGTGCCGGAGCAGTCGGAGCAAATAATCCTTCCCAATCAACAGGGGGAGCTGGAGGTGCTGGAGCAACAAGTCCAATAAATTGTACACTTTATGCAGGTGGTGGCGGAGGTGGAGCTTGGAATTGTGGAACTGCAGCAGTGGGTGGACCAGGCGGCGGTGGAGCAGGAGGAGCAAATAATGTTTCTTGTGCTGTAGCTGGAACTGTAAATACTGGAGGCGGCGGTGGTGGTGCAAGCGGCTATTCAGGAAACTATTGTCTTGGTGCTGCAGGTGGTTCAGGAATAGTTATCGTAAAAGAATTAAACAAAGCAAGTGGTATGTGGTCAATGGACTCTCAATTTCAAAATCAATCAGCAGGGACATGGCCAGAAACCCCACCTAATTTTGTAACTGCTACAGGTGGATGTATAAGTTATTCAGGGGATTACAAAATTCATACATTTTTAGCTTCAGCTGACTTTATAGTTTCTGCAGCAGGAACTCCTGCTGGTTCAACAACAGTTGATTACTTAGTAGTAGGTGGTGGTGGAGGCGGTGGACATGCAAGTAGCTCAGGTGGTGGTGGAGCTGGTGGATATAGAGAATCTTCTGGTGTAGCTTCTGGTTGTTATACAAGATCACCTTTAGGAGCATGTGTTGCTGCATTAGCAGTTTCTAAACAAACTTATGCTATAACTGTTGGTGGTGGTGGACCAAATGGACCCGGAACTTCTTCCTCTAAAAATGGTTCTCTTTCAACATTTAGTACAATTACATCAGCAGGTGGTGGAGGTGGTGGAACATTTTGTGGTGGTGCAGGTACACCAATTTATAATGGAGCTGCCGGTGGATCCGGAGGTGGAGGAGCTGCGCCAGCACCACCGACAGGACCAGGAGCCGGTGGAGCTGGAGATACACCTAATACAACACCAGATCAAGGTTTTCCTGGTGGTGGTGGTGTTCACCCAGGGGGATATTTCTCAGCTGGTGGTGGAGGTGGTGCAACTGCGGCTGGTGCTACAGGTGGCGCTCCTGGTTCTGGAAAAGGTGGAGCAGGTGCAACTTCTTGTATTACAGCAAGTCCTGTTGGAAGAGCAGGTGGAGGAAATGGAAATGGTTGTGGTGGTCCAGCTGGACCTCCTGTAGGTTTTGGTGGTGGAGCAAGTGGAGTAGCTGGAGGAACAAACACTGGAGGTGGTGGTGGTGCATGTGCAGCAGGTGGTCCAGGTGTTGTTATTCTTAGATATAAATATCAATAATTGACAGTTTCATAATTGATCCAGATCAATGCTTTGTATTATACTTTACATTATAATATATTTAAAGTATAAACTAATATACGAAAGCTTATGAATTTAACAAACTATTTTTGGTATTTTCAATCAGCAATTCCTCACAGAATTTGTGATGATATTGTTAAGTATGGAAAATCTTTACAAGATCAATTAGCCACTACAGGTGGGTATGGTGATCCTAAAAGATTAAATCAAAAACAACTTAAAGATTTAAAAAAGAAAAGAGATTCAGATATTGTATGGATGAACGATAGATGGATATATAAAGAAATACAACCTTATGTCCATCAAGCTAATACATCTGCAGGTTGGAATTTTCAATGGGATTTTTCTGAGTCTTGTCAATTTACAAAATATAATAAAGGCCAATACTATGATTGGCATTGTGATGGTTGGGATAAATCTTATCATGCTCCTAATACTCCTACTCATGGTAAAATTAGAAAATTATCGGTAACTGTGTCTTTATCAGAAGGAGGTAAAGATTATACGGGAGGCGAATTAGAATTTGATTTTAGAAATTTAGATCCAGATAAAAAACCAAACATTAGAAAATGTAAAGAGGTACTCCCTAAAGGATCTTTAGTGGTGTTCCCTGGATTTGTTTGGCATAGAGTATGTCCAGTTAAAAAAGGATCAAGACATAGTTTAGTAATCTGGAATTTAGGGTGGCCATATAAATGAAAAAGAAACAAAAAAAAGCAAGAAAAGTAAAAACTCAAAAAGAATTGGATAAGATATCCTGTGGAAGTGCAAAATCATTTCCACAACAATTAAATAGAGAAGACCTTTTTAAATGTCCTGTATGGTTTGCTGATGAACCTGCATTTGTAGATGATTTAAATAGAGCTTCAGATAAATATATTGAAGTAGCTAAAAATAATTTAAAAAAAGATATAGATAAAAGAAATAAAAAATTTGGAGATAAAGGAGATATGGGTAACGTATTTCATTCAACTACTTTAGTGGGAGATCCTAATTTTTTAGAACTTACAAATTATATAGGGGCAACCGCAAATAATTTATTATTAGAAATGGGTTTTGACTTAACTAATTATCAAGTATTTATTACAGAAATGTGGGTACAAGAATTTGCTAAAAAAGGAGGAGGTCATCATACATTACACACACATTGGAATGGTCATATATCCGGTTTTTATTTTTTAAAATGCAGTGAAAAAACATCACGACCTTTATTTGAAGACCCTAGAGCAGGGAATATGATGAATCTTTTACCCGAAAAAGATAAAACAAAAGTAACTTATGCTAGTCATCAAATTAATTATGAAGTAAAACCAGGAAGAATGATTTTTTTCCCCTCTTACATGCCTCATCAATATATAGTAGATATGGGGTATGAACCATTTAGGTTTATTCATTGGAACTGTCAAGCTATACCGAAAGGAGTATTAAATGTCCAAAAATAAAATGATTCAACTTACTCATTTAAAAAATACATGTGCTTCACAAGTAGCATACGTTCAAAATTTATTGGGTCACCACCCTAGAAAATATTCTAATGATTTTGTAGAACAAATCATAGAAAATAAAAGAAAGGAGACAAAAAATGTCGTTCAAAAAAAATAAATATACAGTACTAAAAGGAGCTATTAATAGAGAAATGGCTGATTTTTGTTTTGCTTATTTCTTAAATAAAAGAAAGGCAGCAAGATTTTTATTTGATCAAAAATATATATCCCCTTTTACTGAGTACTGGGGTGTATGGAATGATGACCAAGTTCCTAATACTTATTCTCATTACGCAGATTTAGTCATGGAAACTTTATTACAAAAAGTTCAACCTGTTATGGAAAAACATACCTCACTTAAATTAAGTCCTACATATTCCTATGCAAGAATTTATAAAAAAGGAGATGTGCTTGCTAGACATAAAGATAGATATTCTTGTGAAATATCTACTACTTTAAATCTAGGAGGAGATGATTGGCCAATTTATCTTGATCCTACAACTAAGACAGGTCAAGCAGGTATTAAAGTAGATTTAAAACCAGGAGATATGCTTATATACTCTGGCTGTGAACTTGAACACTGGAGAGAAGAATTTACTGGTAAAGACTGTGGACAAGTATTTTTACATTATAATAAAAAAGGTTCTAAAGTAGCTAAAGAAAATGAATTTGATAAACGTCCATTTCTAGGACTTCCTGCGTGGTATAAAGGCTTTACATTACCTAAAAAATAGTTTATACATTAAGCTTGCAGGGGGAAACTCCACCACAGATTCCCCTTGCTTAAATCTATTGATTATCCCTAAAATCTGCTATAGTTATAAAAAAGGATTTTTATGCTACAAAAAATAGGTTTTCTACCAGGATTTAATAAACAGATTACCCCTACAGGAGCAGAAGCTCAATGGACAGAGGGGGAAAATGTACGTTTTAGATATGGTACTCCTGAAAAAATAGGAGGATGGTCACAGCTAGGAGACACAGCTTTAACAGGCTCGGCTCGAGCTATTCATCAAATGGTCAACAAAAATGGAATTAAATATTCCATTATTGGAACCAATAGAATTTTATATGCTTATACTGGGGAAGCCCATTATGACATACACCCTATTAAAACTGATTTCGGAGCCTTAACAGATAAGCTCGCATCTACTTCAGGCTCTGCTATTCTTACAATTACTTTATCCTCTACAGATGGAATGACGGCAGGAGATATTTTATATCTTGAAAATGTTACACCACCAACGGGTTCAGGTTATTCTGCATCTGATTTTGACAATAAAACTTTTATGATAACTGAGGTTGTAAACACTACTTCAGTTACAATTACTATGGCCTCTAATGCTAGTGGAACCGCTACGGATGGAGATCTTTCTGTTAAATGGTATTATCCTGTAGGACCGGCTGAACAGGTGGGAGTTTTTGGATGGGGTATATCTCAATGGAGTGGAACAGTAACCGCTCCTCAAACGACAACTTTAAATGGAGCCATCACCGATGCTGCTGCAACGACTGGTATTACATTAACTAGTTCATTAGGTTTTCCTACCAGTGGAACTAGTACAATAAGAATAGGCACAGAGGATCTTACTTATACTGGAATTAGTTCAAATGTATTAACTGGAGTAGCTCGAGGAGTTAATGGAACAACAGCTGCTCTTCACTCAGATGGAGCAACCATTACAAATATTACTGACTATAGTGGATGGGGACAAGCCTCTTCGACAACTGACAAAGTTGCTGAACCTGGACTATGGTCCTTGGATAATTTAGGAAGTAATTTATTAGCTTTAATTTTTAATGGTCCTGTTTTTGAATGGGACGCAGATTTAACTACTGCTACTTCTACCAGAGCAACTATTGTTAGTGGTGCACCAACCGCGTCTCGTGATATGTTAGTTTCAACACCCGATCGTCACTTAGTTTTATTTGGAACTGAAACAACAATTGGTGATACTACAACACAAGATGACATGTTTATAAGATTCTCTTCTCAAGAGGATATCAACACTTGGACACCTACTGCAATCAATACCGCTGGCACACAAAGACTGGCTGCCGGATCACGGATCATGGGTGCAAAACTAGGTAGAAATACTATTTACGTATGGACAGATACCTCATTATTTACCATGCGTTTTGTAGGTCAACCTTTTACTTTCGCTTATGAGCAAGTAGGTACCAACTGTGGTTTAATTGGAAAAAATGCAGCGGCGGAAGTGGATGGTTCTGCTTATTGGATGTCTGAAAATGGTTTCTTTAGATTTACTGGTAAACTAGAATCAATGGACTGTTTGGTAGAAGATTATGTTTATGATGATCTTAATAAAACTTCTAATCAAATGATTTACTGTGGATTAAATAACTTGTTTGGAGAAGTAATGTGGTTTTATCCTACATCAGGTTCTAATGTAATAGATAGATGTGTTGTATATAGTTATTTAGATTCTACTATTAATAGACCTATATGGTATACAAACGCTAATTCTCTTTTTCCTAGAACAACTTGGGTGGACTCAGCTATCTTTGGTTTACCTCATGCTACATCTTATGATGCAGATACGGATACCTGTGATACCGTAGGAAATACAGATGGAGTTTCAACTTACTATGAGCATGAGACTGGCATCAATCAAGTTAAGGGTGGAACAACCACTGCTATTCCAGCTAACATTACTTCAGGAGATTTTGACATTACTCAAGATCAAAGACAAGGAATTACGTTTAGAGGAGACGGAGAATTTATGATGAGAGTCAGTAGATTTTTACCAGACTTTATAACCCAATCAGGAAACACAACTGTTACATTAAACCTTAGAAATTTTCCAAATGACACAGCAGCTAGTTCAACATTAGGACCGTTTACCATTACATCTTCTACTCAATATAAATCTTGTAGAGCTAGAGGTAGAGCTGTTGCTGTTAAGATAGCAAATACAGCAGTAGATTCCAATTGGAAATTAGGAACTTTTAGATTAGATGTACATGCAGGAGGAAGAAGATAATGGCAAAGATAGTACAAACATTAACTAGAGCTAGTGAAGATTATAGGCAAGATGTAGCTCAATCACTTGTGCGAGACTTAGACGCCGTGTTAGAGAAATTAAACTCAACTTTTCAAGAAGAATTAAAACAGGAGATAGAAGCTAGAAGTTTCTTTTTAGATTAATGGCAGTAGTAAATATATATAAATTTGCAGGATTAAATGCTAATACAGATAACACAGAAAAAAATCCTTTTGGAAGTGGTAATCCTTTGGTAACTGAGACTTATCTTATTAAGTCTATCATTGTTAAATCTGCAGGAACTCCTGCACCTACTGTGACAAACGATGGTATTGTGGTTATTCAATCAGCAGCATTAACAGCTAATGAAAGTAAAGAATTATTGACTCAACCGTTAATAGTTGAGGGTGGAAATACCCTTACAATTAAAGCAGGTAGTGCAGACGCTTTTACATTTGGTGTAAGCTATCTAAACATTAAAAAAGAGGTAACAACATAATGAGAGTAATAGAACCAGAAGAAATAATAACTACTATTTCTAACCTTAAAACCGGGGAAGTATATAAAAATGAAGAGGAATGGAAAGCCAAAGGAGTTGAGGAAAAGGACATTCGAAGAGACGTAAAAGTAATTATGCCAAGCCTTGATTTGTTTGGAAAAACACAGTAGTATAATAAACCCTAGGAAATAAGACAAAATTATGGCAATAACAGATATTAATATTTCAGAACAATTAGAAACAGGAGCACCTTCTATTAAGTACGAAGGTAAAGAAGGGCCAAGACCACCAGCACAATCACAAGAAGAAATGATGATAGCTAAACAAGTATGGGATGCTATGGGTCCAGAGGAAAAAGGTCAGTTTTCTAATTTTGATGAATTTTTTAGAAGTGGCGTTTGGAAACAAATACTACAACAAGCACAACAAGATGAGATGCAAGAACAAGGAGGCATCGGGAGCCTTGGACCACGGAACATGGAACAAGGACCTGGTAGAATTCCTGCAAGATTCGGTGGTGACATGGAAGAATTAAGTATGAGAGAAACAATAGATACTCCACAAGGAATTGAAACGTTAGATGAAACTATGAAGATGGCAGGTGGTGGAGACAGGGGTTGGAAAGCTCAAATGCTAGCTGAAGATTTAGCACAGGAAGAATATGGAAAAGACTTTTATGATCTTTCTCAAGACAAACAAATAGAAATTTATACTATTGCTCTCGACATGATTGATAGTAGAGGAGAATAATGCCATTCAAATCAGAAAAACAAAGAAGATATTTATGGGCTAACGAGCCAGAGATTGCAAGAGACTGGACGGATACCTATGGAAGTAGAATTGAAAAAAATAGTGGTGGGATATCACAGCTAGTTAAAAATAAGCCAGATGGTTCTAGACCAGGATATTATGGAGCTGACGAAGGTCATATGGGTGATACAATTGGTGGAAAAAAAACTAGTATGGGAACCTATACTCCAACTGAGGTAGATCGTGGAGGTGATGGACAACAAATTTCTGACGCTGATGCGCGCAGAGTTTTTCAATCACGACCAGATTTAAAAAAAGCTGCCGAAGATGCAAAAAGAGCTGAAGCTAAAGCAAGGAAAAAAAGACACAAAGAACGTATTAAAAAAGATACCAAAAAGAAAAAAGAAAAATTTTCTTATAAAAAATGGCACGATGCTCAAACAAAAAAAGCAATAAACAAATCTGCTTTGGATATGTATGGAAGAATAGAACAATACGTTGATCCGATGGATGATTATGGTTTATCAGCAGAAGAGATTGCTGGCTTGGTATCAAAAAATCCAAGCTATGGTTATGATTTTAGTGAGTTAGACAAAGGAAAAGCAAACTTAAGAAGTAATATTGGAACTAGTATAGAATCATCTAGACCAAATAAATACACAGTGAATCCTACTACTTCTTACGGTCTGTTAAATTCTCTTTTAAATTCAACTAGAAAAGACACACAAGTGACAGCACAAAATACTTTAGATGCAGCTAGAACTTATGTTGACATGGCTAACAGAGGAGCTTCACACAAAGAATACACAGATTTTAGAGATAGATTTAAAACACCAACTACAGGGGGCGATGGCGATCAACCTTTATGGATGCAACTAGGTTATCCTAGTTACGCAGCATGGCAAGCGGCACAAGGTGGCGGCGGAGGCGGCACTACTGTTGCTGAAAAAGTTGTAGAAACTGAATCCCCTTTTCAAAAATCATTGAATACTGGAACAGCACAGGCACTTTCTCCTTATTATGTTGGAGCTAATCCAACAGCTGCTAACATAGCATGGGGACAAAAATATGGAGTCGACCCAAGAACTATGTACATGGCAGAAGGTGGACCAATCAGACAAAGATATTTCTTAGGTAAATTAGTTAAGAAGATAGGAAGAGCTGCGAAAAAAGTTATTAAGAGTCCTATTGGTAAAGCTGCTTTAATGTATGGTTTAGGAACTGGAATAGGATCCTTTATGCCTAGTGGAACAGGAACAGGATTAGGAAGATTTGCTTTGGGTAATGCTAAACAAAATTTAGGAGCTTTATTCCTTAGAAGCAAAGCACCCAAAAGTTGGGACATGACAGAAACAGCATTTAAAGCTTTGCCATGGTACAAAAAAATAAATCCATGGACAGGAATCGCTGCAGCTTCAACTCTACCTTTCTTCATGGGTGGTCAAGAAGATGACGATCAAGACAAAGCTTTCGATTATGAGGGAGCTAAGAATGCATACATGAATGAACTTATGAGAATTAAAAGAGGTGCTTTAGCTGGTAGTTTAGATCCAAATCAATTTGTTTATCAAGGAATTAAAGATGGTGGAAGAATAGGTTATGCTGGTGGTGGATCAGAAGATCCAATGTTAGTAGATGAATATAAAAAGTATGTATTTGAAATGGAAGAAATGGGATTACAACCTATGTCTTTTGAAGAATTTAGAGCTCAAGCTATAGCCGGTATGGCAAGTGGTGGAAGAGCAGGATACTATGCAGGTGGTCAATCTATTCCATCAGAAAACTCAATGGAAGATGCTAGAAAAACAGCGATGCAAGATAGATTAGGTGGCATTACAGAAGTAATGAAACAAGCAGATTTATATCGTCAAGGAGACGTAGGTCAAATGTACATGGCTGAAGGTGGACCCACTCAAGAAGCAGGAATCATGGACCTTGGTGGTGTAGAAAAAGATTACAGAGAAACTGGTGGGTTTGTTCCTATTGGTAAAGAAGAAAAAGCTGATGACGTTCCAGCAAGATTAAGCCTTAACGAATTTGTAATGACAGCGGATGCAGTTCGTGGTATGGGTGATGGAAATATAGATCAAGGTGCAGAACGTATGGAAGATCTTATGGAAACATTAGAAGTAAAAGGTAAAAAAAATCAAGGAGCTCAAGATATGTTTGAAGTTTCGGAAAGGCTAAGCGCGGTAGTGTAATGGGAGACAAAGCATTAAGAGGAAATAAACTTACACGTGTAGGTTTTAAAGAAGGTCTATCTGTAAAACAGATTGATCCATTAGCCGCTCGTTTAACTGAAGCAGGCCACACTGGTGGGGCTAGTAAAAAGTTAACAAATTTAACATTTAAAAAATTTAAAAAAACGATTAGTAAAACACCAAATAAAATAATACCTAAAACTCAGAAAAAAAAGATAATAAAAGAACAAAAAAGTAAAAAAGATAAATTTGAACAAAAAGGACATAAATGGATGTCTCCAATTAAATTAAGAAAAGGTGGAAAAGTATAATGGCAACAGAAACATCGATAACTAGACAGGCCCCCTATATTGAGGCCCTAGGTGAACAGTACGGAAAAGATTTAACGGCATTAACTGCCAAGAAAATGCCAACGGCAACCTATGCGCCAACGGTTGCAGGTCAAGATCCAGCTCAACAAGCAGCATATCAAATGGCTACAACACAAGGCCAAGGTATTGGAGCTTATCAACCGTACATAACACAAGCTGGAGCATATCAACAACAAGCTGCAGGGTTAACGGGACCGGGAGCAGGAACTGGAGTAGGATCAATTGCTTCTTATATGTCTCCTTATCAACAACAAGTTATAAATACAACATTAGCAGAATACGATAAGCAAGCACAAAAAGGTATGACTGGAATTGGAACTCTTGCAGCTAAGTCTGGAAACTTAGGTGGAGGACGTGAAGGTGTAATGAGATCAGAATATCAAACACAATCAGATTTAAATAGAGCAATGTTAAATGCTCAAATGTTACAACAAGGTTTTGGCCAAGCTCAACAAGCAAGAGGAACAGCATTCGGTCAAGCAAGACAGTTAGGAGCAGATCAAATGCAAATGGCTGGCTTTGTACCAGGATTATATGGTCAAGATATTTCTAGATTAGGATCAGCGGGCGCGATCCAACAGGCTCAGACTCAAGCTACCCTAGATGCACAAAGAGAAGCAAATAGAATGGCAGCTTATGATCCTTATGAAAGACTAGGATATATGGGAGCAGGACTTGGAAATATTCTAGGAGGAATGGGCGGCCAATATCAAACAACAATAAGACCTGACCCGACACCGTTGCAGAGTGCGTTAGGTATTTTATCAACAGGACTAGGAGCATATCAAGCTTTTAAAAACTAATGAGTAGAATATTTTACAGACCTATGTTTAGAACTGGAGGAAGCTCCAATGAAGGTATTACATCTGGATTAAGATCTGGATATAATAGTGGAGGTCCAGCTAAACTTCAAAAAATTTTATCACTTATGGATTCGTATGCACCTGAACCAGAACTTCCTAAAAGTACAGCAGGTTCAGATTTTTTAATTGATTTTGGTTTAGATTTAGCAAGCAGAAGTCCGCAAGGAAACATAATTCAAACTGCAGCTATGTCAGCAAGAGAACCTTTTGACAGAATGCGAAAAACAAGAATGACAGAGAAAGCTATGGAGTATCAACAAGGAGCAGACCGAAGAAAATTAATAGGGGATTTAGCTTCTGATTTGTTTGATGATAAAACTTTAAGTGAGATAGATAGAAAAGTTGATCTATGGAAAAATTCTCATAAACCTTTAGAGGGTGAATCTGATAGCGATTATAATGATAGAGCTTACAAAGAAGTGTGGGAAACATTTGAATTTAGTAAGTCAGGACATGTAAGACCTGAAGAAAAATATCAAAATGAAATAGACATGCAAGTCAATATATTAGCTGACAGTATTAGAAAACCTCCAGGTGAAGTAATTAGAAAAGTTGCTGAACATAAACATAAGATATCACAGAGTCTATATCCTGAATCTATACAAGCTCAAATTGTAACTGGAAGAAACAGTTGGATAAATCATAGTCCAACGGCAGGAGACATAGATATCAGTGCTAAACCTGTAACAAATGACGAAGGTCAAATTACTATGTACAAAATAAAAGATGAAATGATTCCATTCTGGAAAATGGATAATGGTGGTCTTACATATGATTATAAAACAGGTAATCTATATAGAATTAGAATTACAGAAACAGATGCATTTTTTGAATTAGTACCGGATCCTGATAAAGAGTAGGAGGTACCATGGTATTTGGATTTGACCCTAGAAAACTTGTCGAAGAGCAAAAAAAACTAGAGCAAGAAAAAGAAAATGATGCTGTTAAGAAACAACAGTTGGAAGATCAAAAACGTATTGATAAAGAAAATAGTTTAAGAAGAAATAGTAATTTAAAAGACGGTTTAGACTCTGCTACTAGAGCCATTCGTGAATTTAGATTTTTAAAAAATCATGGTGAAGATGCATACTATGATGCTAAAAAATCTGTAGATCCGAACTATAGAGATCCTAGAGACTATACTGACGCAGAAAATAAAGAATACTATCGAGGTGAATTTAAAAAAATGGAAGGCCTTTTCGAAGGTGTTACCATGGATTGGAAAACTTTAGATACCATATGGCCAGAAGATTTAAATGAAAATCAAAAAAGATTATTAAGTAAAAAATATAAAACTGTAGGACAGGAATATGGAGAGACTGATAAATCAGAAGATCATTATTCAAATCAAATTGTTCTAGCCAGCACTAAATCACAACCAGAAGATTTAAAACCAAAAATAAAATGGGAAAGCTCAGGAAGAGCAGATGATCCTTTTGAAAATGAAGTAGGTATTTCTGAATCTATTTTAGGAGCCGTAGTATCAGGGGGAATAAAAATTCCTTATGGATGGGCGAACTTAAGTGCAATGTTAATGGACTGGGCAGATAAAGAGGATGTACCTTTTGATCAAAGTCGAGTTGCTAAATTAGAAAGATGGTTTGACAATACGATGTTTGGTACTGTTATGGCGTGGGGAGAAGACAGAGCAAGAGAAAGTGCTATTGGACACATCACAGAAGCTATGGTTCAAATGTACGGAAACTGGAAAGCAGTGGGAAAAAATGCTGTAAATGTTACTGATAAAGCTATTCAAATGGCTACTAAAGCTATTAAAGGAGTTAAAAGTGGTAAGTATGTAAGAACTGCCAAAAATGGAAACTTATATGAAGCTGCTAAAACAACTAAGAGATTAAATAGTATTGGAACTGGAGCAAGAAAATTTACTGCAGTAGCTATAGGTGGTGGAGTAGCCGGAGCTTTAGTTTATGACACAGAAGATATTGGAACTTTTGGAGATTGGTTTTTTGATAAAGGAGAATACACAGCTTTAGATAGAAAAAAAAGAGGAGGTTCTAAAGAAGAAGCAACTCGTATGCTTTATAATAAACTAAAGTTTGGAGGAGAAATGGGATTTCCGATTATTCCAGCTATCTTTGGGTTAGGTAAACTAGGAAAGATTATTTATTATGGAGATAAATATAATGCTTACAGTAATAAATGGACTGAAAGATTTATTGATAAACATTTAGCTAAAAGATTTAGAGCAAGAAATCAAAACCCCTCAGAAATATTTGAAGCAGGTCAAAGAATGACAGGAAAAGAAATGTCTTCTCAATTATTAGCTAATGATTATTTAAAATCTTTAGATCAAGTAACCAAAAGAATTTCTAAGTATACTCAAAAGGCATCTAATGCTTCTGGAATGACAGATGAATTATCTTCATGGATTGTTAACACAATTAGAAGTGGTAACTTAGGAGTTAAAAATGGAAAAGTTGTAGTAACCGGTTATAAAAAAGAAACATTAAATAAAATGATGAAGTCTTTAACTAAAGACTTAAAAGTAAAACCAGATGATGCAGTTGCTTTAATCGATGAACTTATAAAAGTTAATGGAAGCTGGGCTGAATTTCTAAACACTATTTTTAAAGGTGGTAATGTTACTACTAAAACTTTAACAGAGTTTGTAGAGCATATGTCTAGTAGAATAAGAAATAATTTAACTACTCAATATAGAATTTTTAATGACAAAGGAGTCAGAGTTTTAAACGAATATGCACCATCTGCTGACGTTAAAAAAGAAGTAGCTCAAATCTTTATGAAGAATGCATCTAATAGTAAAACACTTCATAAATTAACAAAAAATCAAGCTGATGAAATTGTTAATCTTATTATTAAAAACGTAGAGTTAGATCCTATGACCGCTAAACCTGTGTTTAAGTGGCCAACTTATGATCCTTTATCCGATAAGAAAATGATTACTAAAAATTTATCTGAAAATATTACAGGCGGAGGAAAATTTAAACCAGATAAAGAAGGTGGATTAATACAAACTAAATCAGATCTTGCAGCATTTAATAAATTGTTTGGTAGTTATGAACAAGCAAATAATGTAATTGCCAATGTAACCACGGACCTTGCGGGAATTGCCGCTAGAGATAGATTTTATAATAAACTTGCAGATGACTCTAGAAGATTAGAAAAAATGGGAGAGCCCGCTTTAGTTTATGACGATCCTTTAAAAGCTAGTAAAGCATTTAATAGTGCAGTCTCGGGTGAAAAAATTATAAACACTCCTTTAAAACTTCCTCAAAGTTTAGCTGAAGAAGTATACACTGTTCCATTAAATGGAATGTGGACTACAGAAAATATTGCACATGGATTAAAATATGGAGCAGAAGTTTCTTTATCAAGAAAGAATATGCCTATGTGGTATCAGATAGGAGTAATGATTCCGAAAGGATTAGTTCAAGCAGGTAAAACAGTCTTCGGTCCTTTTACTCACACAAGAAACTTTACATCAGGAGCAGTTACAACTATTGCAACAGGTAATATTGCTATCCCGCCTACTGAAATAATTAAAGCATGGCGAACAGCTTATAGATCTATTCAACCACAAATATTAGGAAAGAATAGACCTGGATTAAAGGTAGCTGTCGATACGTCCATGTCAGGTAAATTTAGACCAGGAGCTAACACTACTGACCCAAATAAATTAATACCGGCCACTGAATTTGTAGAAGAAGGGGGTCAATCTTTATATAGATTTTTACTTGACGAAGGAATGGTTAACGCTAGTGCAACTTACAGAGATTTAATGGGTCTAATTGATGACACATCTAAAGCAGGATTCTTTGACAAGGTTGGTAAAGTTATGGATGCTAAACTTCTTAAATACTTTAAAAAATTTGGAAGAAAGATGCAAGAATTGTACGTAGCAGAAGATGATGTCTGGAAAATATTTAACTTTGCGGCAGAATCTTATCGTATAAGAAGAGCTTATTCTAATGCATTAAAAGCAGGTAAAATTAAAATTAAAGATGTACCAGGTGGTAGTTTAGAGTCGGTAGATATATTAAAGATGGCAACTAAAAATGTTAGAGATATGTTGCCTAACTATAACTACGTATCAGAATTTGTACAAGGTTTTAGAAGAGCACCTTTATCTAATTTCGTATCTTGGCCTTCAGAAATTATAAGGGGTAGCACTAACATGTTACTTAAAGCTAGATCGGAAATTAAAGATCCAATTTTAAGAAGAATGGGTTGGGAAAGAATGGGCGGAATGATTACCGCTTGGGCAACCTTACCTCCTCTTGCAGTGTGGGGATTCTCACAGCTATATGGATTTACTAAAGAAAAAATGAATGCTTTAAGAGAATTTTTACCATGGTTCTCAGAAGACTCTACCATTTTACCTGTCTATGTAGATGGTCAATATAAATATATAGATTTTAGTAGAGCTTATTTCTATGACACTATCATTAATCCGGCTCAAGCAATTCTTACTGAAGTAGGAAGAGACACGGACCACGAAGCTTTAATTCCTAAACTAATTGATGGTTTTGGAAAAGCTTCAGCAAGAATGGTAGAACCTTATATTGCTCCAGCAATTTGGGTAGAAGGTATACTAGATATATTTGCAAGAGGTGGTGAAACAGAAGGTGGCTCACAAGTTTTTAACCCAAGAGATACTTTTGGAAATCAACTTCAAGATACTATTATGTATTTATCTAAAAAATATTCACCAGGTTCTATTCAACAGGTTAACAGACTTTATTCAGCTGTAATGGATAAAACATTAGATGGTATACAATATGAAATACCAGATGAAGTATTAGGATTTATAGGAGGAAGACCTGCACCTTTAAATCTTAGAAAATCTATGAACGTTTTTATTAATGAATTTTTATTAGGAAATACTAGAAATGAAAGAAATTTATTTTTAAAAACAGAATACAGAACAGGAGATCCGGTTAATCAAGATGATTTAATTAGATCTTTTATGTTAGCTAACCAACAAAAGTATGAAAGTATGAGTACAATGAGAAGAAAAATAGATGCATTAAAATTATTAGGTTGGAACGATGAAAAAATTGAAGAACTGTTTGATCGAAGAGGAAAAAGAAAAATTTATCAATCATTAATGAACAATGAATTTATTCCGTTTGCTGTAACTGATAATGCTATAAAAGGATTTGAAAATTTAGTATTAGATCAGATGGAAAAAGGATTAGAATTTAAAAATCCTATTGATGATCGTTTACTAGAACAAATAGATTTAATGAGACAAATGATGTCGGGTAAAGCTTTAAATCAAGATTGGAATTTAAAAGTAGATCCATTCTTATTTAATAAACCAAAAAAAGAAGATAAACCTACAGGTACTATAAAATGGGAACAGGCTAAAATTAAAACGCCACCATTACCACAAACACCTCAACCCGTGGTAAATAATGCACAAATGGCAAGCGCAAAAGATCCAATTACTAACTTGACACGGACAGAACAGGCACTACTATCACCATCAGAAAAAATTATTGCTGGGAGAACATAATAATCATGCAACTAAGTAAACACTTCAAACTTGAAGAGATGACCAAGTCAATGACCGCCACGAGGAAGGGGATAGACAATTCTCCAGGAGCTGGGGATATTAAAAATTTAGAGAACGTATGTTATGAAATATTGGAACCGGTTCGTGCCCATTTTGACCGCCCAATTACAATAACATCGGGATATCGCAGCGAGGCGCTGTGTGAGGCGATCGGCAGCAAAAAAACGTCGCAACATGCAAAAGGCCAAGCGGTTGACTTTGAAATTGGTGGTGTTCCAAACATTAAGATTGCTTATTGGCTACAAAATAACGTAGATTTTGATCAATTGATACTCGAGTTTTACAAAAAAGATGATCCAGCAGGCGGCTGGGTGCATGTCAGCTATAATGAAAAAGGATCTAACAGAAAACAAGTTCTTACTTATGACGGTAAATCTTACGAAAATGGCCTTCCAGACATGAAATGGTCAGGTGGAAAAGTTGTAGGGTAAGTATTGCATTTCTTATAAAAACCATTATATAAGGCTTATAGGTGCCTTTACGGGCCTATTTTATTAACTGTCTAAACAAGGAGGTTACATGACACTCAAT